TCAATGAAGTTACCCATACCGTAGCGCTGACGGTTCCCTATGGCATACCCGTGACCGCCCTTGTCCCGACGATTACCATCTCTGCCCTTGCATCCATTTCGCCTACATCGAGCGTGGCTGGGGATTTCACCTCTCCCATTGTTTACACGGTGACGGCTGAGGATGCTTCGACACAACAGTATACGGTGACGGTTATTACTTCCTTAACCTTGTTGAAGCAATACCTCCAACTCGCTGAATCTGATGTGAGCCGGGACTCGCTTCTGCAGTCTATGTGGAGCGACGCCCTTGTGACCATTGAAAACGAATTGGGATACGAGGTTACAAACCATGCAGTCACGCATCAGGCGGTAGGGAATACGATTATCCCCTTTCCTGAACCTGTTTATTCAACATTGCTGGTCAAGTATCGCAACGATCTGACTGATACGGCTGGAACAACGGACACAACGCTCACGGTATGGACAGACTATTATCCCTATAACCGCCACATCGAACTGCTAACCTCTCGCTGTTCAGATCCGCGTATCATCATTACCTATGTCGGCGGCTGGCCAGCGTTACCTGCCGATATTGAGAATGCCGCAAGAATGTTAGTTGCTTATCAGATACAGATGATAGCACAGCAACAGCCCGGGGTCTATGTTGACCCGAGCAAGCGTATACCTGCCGACGTTGCGAAGGTTCTTGAGCCCTATCTTCCCCTGACGCTTCCATGATTAATGTGGAAATATCTGGTCTTGCAGAGCTGAACAAAGTACTGGATGGACTGTCTCGGGAAGTCAAGCCACAACTTCAGAAGGGCTTAATGAAAACGGGGCTGCAGATTGTCCGGCAAGCCAAGAAGAACTGTCCTGTCGATACGGGCTATTTGCGCTCTAGTATCGCGGCAAGCAAGATTGAGGGCGGTGGCGTCATGGTTTCTGCGGGGGCGTCTGGTACCGCGAATGGTGTAACTAAGGATGTCGTATACGCTCCATATGTCGAGTATGGCACGCGGAATATGCCCGCACAACCCTATTTTAGGCCCGCCATTGACCAATGCATGCCAAGCCTGATACAGAACATCACAGACGCATTGACCGTAGAACAGGCGGGCGCACTTGGCGGGGTTCACTTCAAGACCGACCTCGGGCTTGGCGCTGCTGGTTCGATGGGTGCCGACCTTGGCATGAATGAAGAGGGAGAATAATGACCGATCTTGTCGACGCTGTCATAATCGAGCTTAAGAAGTTCCCCCTTGTGTTTTCCTCTCGCGTTTATAGGGGCTGGCCTGCCGTGACCACACTCATGCCTGATTGTGGCGTTTCGGCAACGATCGATGGGGAACGGGGCATAGATCATGGCTTAGCGTCATGGAACGTCCAGGTTGATTCGTGGGCAAAATCCACAACTGACATGGTAGCAGTTGAAGCCGCAATACGTGTTGTCGCAAACAAGTATCACTCGGTCGTACACCACCGTGAGATTCCAGAAACGGGGCAAGTTCACATCGTCAGTACGCTCAGCGTACTCGGAGGTTTTTGATGGCCATAACGAACATGATTGAGAAAATCGCAGTTGCGCGTATTGCCGATTGCGAAATAAAGGTTTACGTTGCAGGAACCGCAACAACGCTGATTGACATTGCAGAAGTATCAGATGTCAAGGCTTCGATTGTGTACAACTCTGCCGAAGCAAGGGGCGATGGTGCCACGTTTGCAGTATCAAGCAAGATGGACAAGGGTGACATTTCTTTTGGCTCCATGTGTATCTCTGCTGCCCTCCTTTCTGCTCTGACTGGCGGAACCGTATCGACACCATCGGCAACAACCGAAACGTCCAGCTTCAAGGTAAGTGATCTTGCCCCCTATTTTTCTTTTGAGGTACAGGCCACGGATATTACGGGGTTGGAAACGGTTGATGCCACGAATGGATTGCCAGCCGATATCCATGTTAAGTTCCCGAAGTGCAAGATCGTGGGCAATATCGACAATATTCTGCCGCCAGTAGATGGGTTTGCGACGATTGCCGTTAAGGTGGTGGCGATTGCCGATTCAACCGGTGAACTGTTCAGCTACGTCAAGAACGCAACCGTAACTGCGATTGCATAACGGTGTTGCAGTATGACCATAGACGAGTACAAGCATAGAACGATTGAGCTGACATTCCCCTCGGGGCTGGTATTGACCGTCCAGCCCCCGAAGGCTAAAGCAATGTTGGACGCCTCCAATGCTTCGACTAGTCCGGTAGAGGTTATGGCGGGGCTGTTGAAACTTATGGAGGCGGGTTTCCCTGCTGACTTTACCCTTGACGATATCTCTGAGCCGAAAGATTGGGCATACCTCCAGGAGTGGGTAGCTAGTTTTTTCGCGGAGATGTTCCCTCAGTCGGAGAAAGTATCGAAAAGCTCCTCAGAGATCGTTTCCAAACCTCAGGACTCTGGCCCCACGATTTTCTAGACATTGATTTTGACCAATGGGGGTTTGACCTGTCAATCTTAGGTGGTTCAAGCAAGCGGCAATCAGCAACAGCGTTCAGAGATGAAGCAATAAAGCGAATGAAAGCGAGGGCGGTGAAATAGTGGACTTGAAACAGCTTAGGCTAATAATCGGTGGCGATGCGACTGGGGCGACCAATGCCCTCAACAGCATAGGTAAGCTTGTCAAGACTGTTATTGCTGGTGCCGCTGTCGCTGCTATGACCAAATGGGTTGATACGACCATCAAGCTTGGTATGGAAGCGGAAGCGGCGGGCAATCTTCTGGAAGGCACCATGAAGCGCACTCTTAGTTCGACAAATGAGCAGGTTGCCGCAGTAAAGGAATGGGCAACGCAGCAAGAAAAGGTCAATCACTTTGACGGTGAAGAGCTTATGGCACAGCTTGACAAGGCGATCGTCAAGTATGGCGACCTTGGTACTGCTCAGGTTGCCGTTTCTGCTGCTCAAGAAGTGGCAAGATGGAAGAATATGGACGTTGCCGCTGCTTATGATCTTGTGTCGAAGGGCGCAAATGGTATGGCAGTATCTTTGAAGCTTTTTGGCATTCAAGCCGTAGCGGGAACAACCCAATTGGAATACCTGCAACAAATATTGGAAAAGGCGAAGGGTTCAACGGATGACTATAACAAGTCCACGGTGGGCATGGTTGAAGGTATGAAGCTTTCCTATGAGACCATGCGCGAGACGTTAGGGCAAGCATTACTTCCTCTTGTGAACACTCTTATGACAAAGCTGAGTCCGATTATTGAGGGTTTGACTCAGTATATCCTCGACAACATGCCACAAATACAAAGCGCTATTTCTAAGGCGTGCGATGCTATAGAAAAAGCGTTTGAGACTGCTGGCAAGATTATCTCAGACGTTGCTGATTCTATCCGGTGGATCATCAATCATGCGGGTGAGGCTATTGATTGGATTAACAGAACCCGCACAGCAAACGAGTTAAGGGCTGCGACAAATGCGTCTGCGGGCGATGACTTCAATATCACGGGTATGCTTACCCCGAATCCTGGCACAAATAGTGTTGGAACACCATTGAATATTGCTGGTGGCAGGGGAACAATCAACCGAGAGGCCGTGGTTGCCGACATTAAGAAGGTGGCGGTTGCGTATACTGGCGTAGCGGTCGCGGCGGTTGATTCTGGCATTGCTGCGACTAAGGCAAGCACTGCCGGGGCAGATGCCGCTAAGAAGCTTGCCGATGCAGCCAAAGCCGCCGCTGAAGCAATCAAGCAAGCGCGACAGGGCGTTGCCGACAAAATCTATGCCCTGACACACAGCGAACTTGAAACAGAACTACGCGTGCTTGAACAGGAACGTGTTGCGAACATCAAGGCGGGCGTCACGAAGTTGGCAGCAGACCAATTGTATCATGCGGCAAAGTTAAAACTGCTGAATGCTGCCGCAGAGGAAGCCAAGAAGAAAGAAGAGGAACAGACTGCCAAGAAACAAGAAGAATTGGACAAGCGTCTAGCGGCAGAGAAGCAGTACAACGACGCCGTTGTTTCTGCCACGAAGAAACTCACAGATCAGATCTATGCGGCAACCCACGGTGACGCACAGAAGCAAGCACAGGATATAGCAAACCAAGCCGCATCATCTCTCGCGTCCGGCGTGGACCCCTCCATTATTGCCCAGTATGTATCCACAATGGGGAATCAAATGCAGAGCGAAGCGGGCGCGGCATTGACGGCAGCGACAACGCTTAAGCCCGGGCAAACATCATTCACGCCCGATCAATTAGCAGAGATCACAAGGTTGCAGGGTAACGTGGGTACATCACAGGGCGCCGTAGCACAATACCTGGCTGGACCCCTGAAGAAACTTGGTGATGGAATTGACACGCTTATCCAGGTAACCTCGGGCGTAGCCTCGGGTGTTGGTCAAGCAATCAACGGTATGGGCGGTGGCGGCAGAATGGCGAGGGCGACATGAGCACCATAGTCAAGTATTCCAGCGGCAGTACCTATACCCTTGTCCCGAACAAGGTGGACATCGAAAAGATACAGGACCTTGACGGGCAATACCACATCCCGAATACCTCTATCGTAGGCATGATGCGGCTGGGGCTGGGGGTACAGCGGATCACGGTCTCAGGTGACGCGCTGGATATGGCTGCCTGTCTCTGGCATGATGTTGTGGCCATTTCGTTTGATTCTGGCACTTCATACCAAGTCGTCTACTTTGCAGGCGTGCCCTATACCTCAGATTGTTGGTCCGGCATCTATCCCTATGCCCTTTCGCTGCTTGCCTCACCACTTAAGGAGCAGGCTGCTACTCGCTATCCCACAACTGGTTACAAGTGGGGTAACCAGTCCATTACCGGTATCTCACAGGCTGGTAACGTCAATGCCTTCCCAACTATCCACTATCTCGCGCCGTTGTTCTATGCTCCCCTGTCGAATACCCTCGTGGACTTTGCCGGTCAATCAGTGACGTTTACGCGAACTGCGAGCAAGGTTCACAACGGAATCACCTATGGCGTGAATGTTCCAATCTTCGACAATGGGCTTTATTTGGCGAGTGATACCGCGCAGGATGTGGCAACGTGGACACCGCCCGCTGCTATGGTGAGAACCGTGGCGATGCAAATCAAGTCGCGGTATCCAAGTCCGTGGTCAATTGGTGGTGGCGGGGTCAACCTTCTGACCGCAAACCAGTCCAATGCAGAAACGGACACGACGGGTGTGGTGGGCTGGGGCGGCACGTTTACGCGGAATACTGTAACCCCTCTAGCTGGTACGGCCGATTTCAAGTTGGTTTCTACCGCCGACGGTGACCTGTACTTAGTGACGAACACAACGGCCGCGGCAGTTGCGGCAGGCTACTGGTACACAGTTCGGGCTTTCGTCGGGATGACGGCCGCAGCGGGTCGGCAATTCAGGGTATATGTCAGTTGGTACACGGCTGCGGATGTGCTAGTTTCTAACGACTTTTCGAGTGCAGCGACTTTTTCGGGAGTGGCATTCACCATCTCTGCGGCGTTCCAATGCCCCGCAACTGCCACGAAAGCCTATGTGGGGGTTAACGCGGTGGCATCTCTGACAGGTGAAATTCTCTATGCCGACAGCCTTATGATTGAAACCATCCCATTGGAAATTCAACTTTGGTGGGGGAACGGCAACCGATTGGCTATCAATACGGTGAATAGCCTTATAGTGTTGACAGACGATAATGTCCACTGGGTTAGTGCCGCATTCCCAACAGCCCTCTACATGACCGGAACATTGACCGATATAGTCATACTGGATGACACTGCTCATGTTGTGACTATTGCGGTTCGTGCGGAAACGGGCGCGTGGACAACGGGTACGGGAACGAGGGCAGGGATTCTGTGGGGCGCACTTCCATTGGGGAGCTTTGAAGGCTCCATCGCCAACCTCATTGAATTTCCCTACGTCCTCACGAGCGCAGAGTATCAGGCTTTGGACTATTCTTCACTGTCTCTGCTCTACAACACACTCTACATCGGCAACAGATACGCTGGCGAAATCGTAAAGGGTTCGGACAAACGGTTGCTCAATTCCAACGGTAGCGACATCAGTGCGCTCTTAGGTGGCACGGATATTGCTATCGGTGCTAGTGCGGTGACTATCGCGCAATCACAAGGTCTGGCCGCTAGATGGTATGTTGAAGTCAAGAGGACAGACGTATGACCTTGACCCTTACTGCTGCTCAGGCCATAGAGCGTTGCACGGTCACGCTTACCGTGGCCGGTGCCGTTGGTTTGCCCTCTGCCATTATTGTTGTGGACGGGAAGACGTACACCGGACTCTTATTTTCTGGAACCCTCTACACGTTCACCTATGATATCGCATTGGAGCGCGGTTCACATGTCATCTATGGCTATGCCACTGATTCAGTTGGAACCGTCACAACAGACCCCATCACCTATGTCATGGCCTACGAGTTAGTCGACTGTGGCATAGATGTGTACTCAGGTGATGCGAAACTGGACGCTATCGGCACAGTCCTTCACGACGAGCTATTGCCAGCCCTTCCTACCTTGAACTTCAGTTGTGCGACACTCTTGACTGGCACTATCCAAGCGGTTATCAGAGAGAGGGGCCTCAGGCAATACCAGTTCGTAATTGCCACAGTAGCGGTATCCAATGGGCTATACCAGTACACCTGCAAGGCTGCTGAGTCATATGCTTTGACTACGGCAATCATGGCATTGCAGACAGCTTATGGTGCCACATCTGACGCTATTCGATTGATTGTGCCCTCGCTGAACATCGTCAACGCGAGCGTACAAGCTCATTCCATGGTGAACCTCATCACGAATGGAGAGTTTGGGGTTAATACGGCGGGGTGGAATAGCAATAATGCAACGCTCTCACGCGAGACTGGCACTCCTCTTGTCGGGACGGGCAGCCTGAAAATCCTGAGTACGGATGTCGACTCTGACGCCCATAGCCTCATCAATATCATTGTTGGTCATGAATATATGGCGACCTGTCTTGCCAAATCCACGGCAGGAGCGGGAAGGCTGAGCGTGCTGTCGGCAAACACAGAAAGTGGCGATTCACTGCCCGTTGACTGTTCTACAGAAGCATTGCTCACCACTATCTTTACTGCCGATTATCCTACAACGTATTTATATGCAAATTTGGTTTTGGGTCTTGCGGGCGAATCTCTGATTATAGACCATGTTGTTTGTTATGACCTTACTCCCGTGACAAGCGTGGATTTTCTGGCACAGACGACCTATCCACAGTTGTTTGCCAACATCACGCCAACAGAGATTATCAAGCAGTTCATGATACAGGATCTCGCGCAGGCAAGCGTGAGGAATGGCAACCTGTACGTGTTCCCGTTGGACGTTAGTGGTCAACTACCCGACTACCACATGCAGCGCCTGGACCCGCTCACGGGCTGGCAACGTGACGCGGATGTCTATGATGCGGTCATGGCACATTACGTCGTGAGGCA